CACGAAATAACGTTTCATCATCGAATCTTTATGATTCAACGATCGGTGACGTTGGTCTTGCAAACCAACGTTCCACCCATGTTACGCAACATATGGAATTTGATTGGATCAAATTGTTCCCCTTTTATAAGGACATACTATCAGATTTATATCATTCCAGATATTTCATTGATAATACTCCCGGTACTGTATTAAAATATTTCTTTTTAATTGACCTAATGCTACAGATACAGAATCGTGATTTCTTCTCCCTTAGTTCAATGCGGCCTTTTGATTTGACCACGTTGAGGGAAAAATATTTTAGATGTCGAGACCCGAAAATCAATAAAGACAAAGTCTTAAATGTTCTATCTTTTATGAAGGGTGCTCATGGGCATTATTATCGTCATCCACGTAATAATAGTGCGCCTAGCTTGTCAGAAGTTGAACTTATCGTACAAACAGCGGGACAAGTGACATCGTTCCTCCCAAACCGAGAACGAGATTATATAAAGAATTGTATTCATGTAATTCTATTTTATAATAAGGTCTGCGGATTGGATGATTATAAGAATACTTTTAGAGCATTTAACTTTATAATGAAAGCTATAGACAGTAGTTTGTCGGTGAGTGGTAAGAAGACTCACTTTTTTAGCCTAGATTATAAAAAGCTCGTAAAGTCCTTAAAATCATTGGGACATGACATGAATAAGCTAGCTCGTAATATAGTTTGCAAGTCTAGCTCGCAAAAATGGTGTAAGAAGTATATTCATGCGTTAATTTTTACTGGTCTGAATCGCTCTTGGCCTAAACTGCATAAAGATCCTAATCAGGTAATCGAACTACTAAATCGTGTTGGTTTGAAGTATACAAAACAAAGCGTATTTAAGTTACCTTGTTCGTGTCTAATTGCAGAAGGAATTACTGGAGGTAATATGATAGACTTTAAGTCTATCACCAAAAGTGACGCAGAAATCATATCTAATACTACTCCACGCCTAGGTGAAGAGTTAAAGTATTTTATAAGATCGCTGGTAAAAAACCTAACGAATAGTCAACGCTCTCAGATCGAAAGAACTCATACTCCAAAGTTTAATAGCAATGGTTGTATTGAGAACCCGAGATCCAAGGGTGGCGCGTACGGCTATTTCCGTAATATCTTAATTGAAGAAAATAATCTAAAAAAGAAACTGTCTGTAAAGAAACCTAAGACCTTTGATGAGAAACCAAAAGAATTTCATCAAACTCCGGATCTTGAGTTGCTCAAGCAATCAGTCACTCAATTCTACCCTTTGACGGTAACTTCTAATATCAACGCAAACATCGATTGGCGACAATTCGAATTTGAATTAGAAGATACTAAGTCCCGTACCATGGTCGAGGCCATGCTCGGTACTGAAGAGAAGAGGATCATTGATAGATTGGCTGAAACATTTTGCAGTTCAGAAAATTATTTAGATTATATAGACTCTGAGAAGACTTTTTCTTTTTTACTTACTCCCCGTGAAGAGTTAGGTAAAAATGGAAAAGAATTCGAAGAGATTATCGACGGTGTATCTGTGGAAGATTGGTGGCTTAGAGTTATGTCAGAAGCTCTGAAATATCAATCGGAAATTGAGTTACATCCTGAAGTTATCCCTGAGAGAGGGGCTAAATACAGGGTTGTGACTAAATCTCACGCCGCCGTTTCGTGTGTTCTATCGATTGTTCATAATAAGTTGAATGAATTTCTCAAAATGATCCCAGGCATTAGAGAAGGATTTCTACTTAGGAGCAAATCGAAAGAACATAATAATATAGGTATTGTGGAAGTACTAAAGAGACTGGGTAGTCCAATTCAAGGTTCACACCTTTATGAATCAGATTGCACAGACTCGACAGACTATATCGATCCTCGGTACTCGAGGATCGTCTTAGAAGAGCTATTTGATGCTTTTGACATCCAAGGCATAGAGAGAGTTATGGGCCTACTAACAATCGGTCACTCTGGAAATAGAATAATTAAATTAACTGACAAGAGAATTCTTAAATACAAAAGAGTTCCTTTCTATCCTGTCAACACTGATGTTAATTCATTCTGTTTTCCTACCGAATTGAAGGGAAAGCCAGTGATGGTGAACATGGTTATTTGCGGCGATACCGAAGGCAGTAGCGTATACTCCTCCTTAATTGATCCCGAAGATACCCATTCAACCTTGCTTTTAACGAATAACTCACCTTCTCAATATACTCACAGGCAAGATAAAGTAACTGAACTTTATCATTTAAGGTCTCTGACCAAAGCGGAACAAGTACGCCAACAAGTTAACACCTTTGTTGAACATACTGTTTTGGAAAGAGGGTGGACGCCTAACAACGTCGAACTTAAAAACTGTGAATTAGTTGAGGAAGTAGAAACCTCTGAAATTCTTGAAAAATTAGACGAACTCGGTATCGTTTATTTTATCAAAAATAGGATTACTAAAAATGATGGAACTGTGGAATTGGAAATTGATGTACCAGTAATGCGAGGCACGCAAATGGGTTTAAGACTTAGTTTTCCGATACTTTGTCTTTTACACTTATTCGCGGTGAATCACCACAACAAAGTAAGTATATTCGGAGATGACCTGATTGGTCGACTTACTTATGCTGAGGAGAATCTTTATCTTGCACGTATGGAAGAATTGGGTTTTGTTATGAATGAACAAAAAACATTCCGTTCTCAACGAATAGGATGTTTCTGTGGAACATTTCTAGATACTGTGGCTTCAAAACATATGATATTTCCGGATATCAAGATGGTTTTGGAGTCCAAGATCGAGAAAGATGACAGAGACATCGATCCTATCCTCACCTTTAAGGAGATATATAATTTGTTATATATAAATTCTCGAGGGGAGGTTCGAAAGAGAATACAAAAAATTCCTAGAGACCACTATCCTAAAATTTGCGATTTGGTGAAACGATATATGCCTTTACACATTCCTGAAGAATATGGGGGTTTTGGGCTTATGCCATACTCTAGATTGGGTTCGGAGCTCACTCTAGACGTAAGGAAAGCTTTAAACAATCTTGATGACGTCACTCGTTGTTCTTGGATAGAACAAATCAAATCCTGTTGGGCGACAGGCGTTGCGAGTAAAGAAGTCAGAGAGATAACTTCGGTTGTAAAAAATTATATCAATTCAAGTTCTAAGTTAGAAAGATTCGAGAAAACCTCGATCGACTTTACATTAATTCACGACAATGTAGCTTGTCCTATTACCTATAAGAATAGAGACAAACTTTCAATGTTAAATGAACGTAAAACTGTCGAAGAAGTATCAGAACCAATAATTGCAGGAGTCATGAAAAACCTCAGTTATCGTCTGAATGAAAATCTTTCGAAGCTTAAAATTAATAAGTATCGTTTCATGAACATATCAAAACGTATTAAAGAAAAGATTGGACATTTACTTAATTCTGTTAACATGTTGAGGGGTCATCATGATAACAAATTAAGTAATGAACAGTCATTTGCTTTAACATCACTATATCCGAAGAAATTTCTATGTCACCATAGATATCGTCCTCAAAGTATAGTAGACAAATATGTGCCACTTAAAGTCTCGACCGAGTTAGATGAGTTACTTGGGGAAGACGTTAGTGTCATATTGGCATTAATATGTTCAAAATCTGGGAATTCTCTGGAAAATAATTATCTTGCAAGGATTATGGGTTCCAATTCTAAAGTGATTGACCGAATCAGAAACTTTAGGAAAGGAGTTGAGGTATACCTAGCAAATCGAAAGAAACATTTCGATCGACTTGCTCTCAAAAGAAGTTCTGAAACTGACAAATCAGAACCTTTTTATGATTATGAAAGATATTTATCAACAGAGAAATTGGTGGAAGAGAAAAATATCATAGATCTTAACGATTTAGATTTTCCAAAATTAGATGCTCCCAAACAAGACGGCGACTTAATCGGCAGTCGAGCTTGGATGGAACAACGAAATAAAGAAAATTTAGGATCCAATTGGAAAGATTTACGAGAAATAGTCTTAACTACACCAGAGACCGAGCTAGTAGCACCCTCGGAAAAATATTACATCAGTTTATCTGAATTCCTTGATGTTACACCTTTAATCAACAAACTTCCAAAAGTTGCATTAAAGCGAAGTAACAATGAGTATCAAAGACTTAAGATAAAGACTATCCAACCAACACCTAGGGTACCAGAACCAGTGACGTTTACACCGGTTAAAGCTCTAGTGGAAAGTGAAGGTATAGAAAGTCGTAGCGTACTAGAAGAGATGGAAATTATTCGCCAAGAGATGGAACAATTCGATAAAAAAGAGATTGAACAACTTATACTCAAAGATTGGTCAATTTCTGATTTCGAAGTGTTAGACACCTTGAAGAAAAAGAGTATCCAGAATAATACTACTGTCCCTAAAGAAGTTGAGGCTCCTAAAGAGATCGTAACTAAACAGATAGACCCGCGAAATGACCTAAAACAAGTCGAGCCTGTTTCTGAACCTATTAAAGAAGTGATATTACCGGTTATAATACCTTCGAAAATAATAGAGAAAGAACAGAGTAAACCTGTTGAGAAAGTCATCGTAGCAGTAAAACCCCCTGAGGTGGTGATCCCTAGACCCGTGATCCGTAAGGAAGTCATCATGGATGAAATAAAAGATTATATTCGCTCATTCACTTTTGCCAAACTCAAGGTCCTACATGAAAAATTGATTAGAAAAGAAGGTGGATTTAAGTTTACCAGACTTAATTCTGTCTTCCAAAAATCAATCGATTATATAGGTCTTGGAGATATGCCAGAAGTGATGTATAGTATAATGTTATTTTATGACATCAATCGACGTTTTCCTCACGAGCCGATCGGAGTTTAGGATACAGCACGCGCAGAAGGGTTT